TGCTCTGCCAACAGTCTAGACTCCAGACCAGACATAGCAGTCTCACCAAAGAGTCCTGTACCGTACAACTGAGCTTGTTGCTGTAGCTCTGCCATGCGCTGTGCTGGTTGTGCTGCTGCTAACAACTGTGTTTGTGGTAGGTAGCTTGCACCAAGGAACTGTTGTCCTAATCCTGCTTGCTGTGCTTGCTCTGCCTGAGCCTGCTGCATAGCGCCTAGCATGGCTCTGTTACGGGCTTCTTCTTGCGCTGTAGCCATAGCCAGCATTTCAGGAGTAGCACCACCGTAGGCAGCAGAGCTAACACCAAGACGACCTTGTGCTGCCAGACGCTCTTCTAATGCAAGACGTTGACGTTCCTCTTCAGGGCGTTGTGCGGCCCTCATACGCTCGAATATGGCTTGCTCACGAGCTTGAGTAGGCTGTACTGCTTGACCAAAGAAACCACCTGCACCGCCAAACAACTGTTGTTGCATAGCTTGCTCTTGAGGTGATAGTGTCATACCTACTTCAAGACCACCAGCAGGCATAGGCATTGTTTGTCCTACACTCACTGGCTGACCAACCATTGTTCCTGTTGGTTTTTGCAGGGTAACATCACCCATCATATCAGGAGGCAACGCCATTGATGGAGGTGCTGTTGGGCTAGGAGCAAAACCACCGGAGCTTGGTGCTGGCATTGTTTGCATGGGTTGACCACCCATACGCGCAGTAAACATAGCACCTGTAGGAGTAGTCACCGTAAACGGTTTAAACTGTGACTCAGCTTGACCGCGTTCAGCAATTTCCATAGCTCCGGGAACACGTACACCACCTACGGTTGTACCTAATATAGACTGCTCACCAATATCGCTTAGTCTGTCATAAGCCTCGTTTGTTAGTAGACCACCCACAACAGCCGGAAGTGCTGGAGAAACCGCAGATCCTATTTGTTGCAAACCCCCAAAAATATCACCAAAAAATTCACTTATTGTTCCTAAGCCACTTTGCTGTGAACTTGGAATTAGTGTTGGGCCAGCCATAATTATCTCCCGATTAAAGTAGCTTACCTATCAAAGCCATTACGTTAATTTCTTGTAGTGACAGTGGTGAGCCATCTATCTCTGACTCTAGACCTACCTGTACACTTGTTCCATATCCGGTGGTGTTGAGGCTACGCTGGTTTGTTAGCTGACCACCTGTAAATTCTACTGTTGTATACTCACTTTCACCGTAGAACCCAGTTATCTGCGTACCTACTGTAAACTCTGTTGTTGCGTATGTTGTATCAAAATCATAAGCCCACTTCATAAATACAACTGAGTTATTTGCACCAACCAGTGTAGGCTTTAACTTCTTTAATATTTTAATTCTAGCACTATCACCAAATGTCAAGCTTGGGCTGTAGTACTTAAACCTGTAACCACTGCCGTTATCGCTGTAGCCTGTATACGTACTAATGCCGCTACTAGTACCGATGTGCAACGTACCGTTTTCTAGTCGTGTGTACGATGTAAACTTAGTTGACGGCCATCGAGTAACACGGTATGATCCATTCTCTAATGTACCTCGTACGTCAAAACAGTACGTTACATCCTGACCTGTAAAGGTTAACAGGTAGAATCCTTCTTCTGGACTGTATACCGATCTAAAGAATTGTGTCTCGTTCTGTAGCGCAGCAATAATATCTTTTGTAATGTTACCAGATAAACTGCTGATAGGCATTGACTTTTCTTGTATTGTTCTGCCAAAGCTCTTAAGACCCGTATGTGACAAAAACAATACGTCTGTTCCGGTGTACTGCACAGTGTCCCTGTTGACGCAACCAATACCTGCTACGGTGTCTGACAACGTCATAGAAGCAGGAGAAGTAGCACCGTCGTACACAATGATGCTGTGCTTACCAAAAATAATTAACAGACCGTTGTGAGCCGCTAAAGCTACAATCTCGTCATAACCATCAGGCCAGACTTTAGATACATCAATGTTGCCGCTAGAGCCTCCCGACCATGCTGCTCCGTCTAACAAATCAGACCAGTAAATAGTAGACTTATTAGTACTAAAGTCTGCAGTCCATAAACGACCGTACGCTGCTAACACCTCATGACCGTACATAGTACTAGCAACGCCTGTAGCATGAGGATGACTTGACAGTGCTTCTACAGATCCTACATGGTTTGAGTAAATTAATGGCTCGTAACCACGTTGAAAGAAAAACAAGTGGTCATTAAAGTTTACAATCTTCCAGTCGTTAGCGCTGATTGTATAACTACCGGGAGTCTCGTCTACTAGTGTAGTTGTACCACTAATAATCTTGTTGTTACCAACAGAAAAAACTTTAGTGTTGCCTGCATCATCTCTATATTCTTTAATACTGTACAAAGAGTCAGTACCAAGAACGGTCTTATTTGTTGTTACGACAGTGTGGCCTTTACGTGCAGCAATACGACCACGTTTGTCAATCACAGCGTTGTCTGCTATTTCAGCAAACGACGGATCTTGAGCCAGCGGCGAGTCTTCGGTGTTAACACCTTTGAATGCCGGAGCTACAAGATTAATACTCTTAAGTTCTTGAGCCATATCAGATAGTCCTAAATACCATCTCTTCGGGGTGCTTTGCTGCGTCTATAGCAATAGCGTCAGACAAGTACTGGTTAGCAATAGTGAAGTACTCAGCAGTTGACGTACCGCCTGTCTCACCACGCTCACGAGCTAACAACGCTACCGCAAGGTGTATCACTGGCATAGCAGGAATAAGCAATTCATCAGTGTTAGCACTCAAGTCTGCTTGTCGCTTAACAGTGTCTACACGAATGCTGTATACACCGTCTGGTGTTGGGCCTACAAGGATCTGTGTGTCACCGTTAGAATCTAGACCGTTATAGGTAAAGTACCGTGGTGTTCCTTCTGCTGCGCTACTAATGTACAACTGTTCGTTAAACCAGTCTTTAGTCTGATACTCCATAAAACAGTTATCAGTGTCATTAAGCATTGACATAACTTTAATGTTGTCACCACCGCCTGTTAGCGAGTACGTGTTGTCTGACGCAGCAGTAGATATTGCTATAGTTTCACGTAACGCAGACCAATCAGCAGCCTGACCAACCAATGTTTTAGCATCATTAATAAAGTCACCTACCATTTTAACGTAGGTAGTACTAGTAACAGACGAAGTTTCCTCTTCACGGAGTCTGCGTAGTACGCTGTTCATAAGGTTAAGATATGTCATACCAGCATTCCTGTTTGTCTACCAAGAAATTTATTTAGTTCGCCTAAAGCGTCTGTTTGTTTTTGTGGAGCAAGTGCTATAGGTGTTAACGGCTGGAACGGACTAAGACCTTGAAGGAACGGATCAAACTCTATAACTTCTGGTTTAGCAAGTTGAGCAGAAATTTGTTGTTGTTGCTGTCCAAGACCCATTAAGCCACCTAAAAGACCTGCTCCTAATCCAGCAACGCCTTGACCTAAACCAGCAAGACCTTCACCAAGACCTGCTACTTGTTCGCCTAAAACAGAAACTTGTTGTTGTACTACGTCAAACTGCTCACCAAACTGCGACTGTAAACCGCCCTCAACTTCAGCAAGTTGTTGTAATACACCTGCTTCCACGCCTGTAATTTGTGACAACAAACTAGCTTCAGTATCTGATAAGCTTGTAGCAAATCCTTGCTCTGCTTCTTCAAGACGTTCTGTTAAGGTCTCTTCTGTTTGCTGTGAAGTTTCCTCAATAAGCTCTCGCATTGCTGATTCTTGAGTTAACATACCCTCTTGAAGAGCATTTAAGTTAACACCAACACGTAAACTCAACTCATCAATACTAAGACCAAGCTGGTCATAACGCTGTCTACTTGCTTCGTCCAGCTCTTCAATGCGACCACCAGCACGTATAACATCTTCAGCAACACGGGCTACATCTGTTGTTAACGTACCTAGTTGACCGCCTAGCTCTGCTCGTTCTTCAGCAGCAATGTCAAGTTGTTCACCTGTTTGTTGCTCATAAGCACTTATACGATCAGTCAGACGCTCATTAATGCCTTCTATTTGAGCAGCAGTTTTGCCTCTAACGCCAGTAATCTGCTCTGTAAGTTGATCACTAAGTCCTTGGTTACGTGCAATAGCAGCAGCTTCAGAAGCAGACAACGTTGTTAAAAACTCTGATCTAAGTCCTGTAAGTTCTTCTAGCTGTTGTGCAGTATTAGCATCAATACGTTCTTCAAGACCTGTTATCTGTTGCCCTAAACGAGATTCTACATCAGTTATATCTACACCTAATGTATTTAACTGCTGTTGTAAACCTCCAGTTTGAGCAGACATTTCTCTAAGAAGCTCTGCATCACCGCCGGTTATTTCAGCTAACAACCGTGCTTCTGCTTCTGTTAACTGTCTGGCTTGACCTTGAGCTTGTGCGGCTAAGGCATCTTGTAGGCTAGATTCAACATCCCTAACTTCGCCTCTAACACCTGCAATAGATGTTTCTAGTTCTGTTTGTACTTGACCTAAATCAGTTCCTATCTCATTAAGTCTTGTATTTAGACCACCTTCAACTGTAGATAGTTGTTGCAAAACACCAGCCTCAACACCTGTTATTTCTGATAACAATCGCGCTTCGGATTTTGTTAGTTCTCTAGTTTGTCCCTGCTGTGCTGCTTCAATAGCGTCTCTAAGACTGCTTTCTACTCCTGCAATCTCTTCACGAACAACACCAAACTCTTCTTCAGCATATTCTTGCAGAGCAGTAGTCGCTTCTTCTGCGCTTAAAAGACCTTGCTCAAGACGATCAAAATCAACACCAAACTCTTCAGCTAAACTATCTACTGTTATATCAAGCTCATCAAAACGTTCTTGTGAAGCAGCGTCTAAGTTTTCAACTAAACCGCCTACTTCAATTAAATCTTGAGCTAACTCGTATCGTTCTTGTTGAGCCTCTGTTAAACCAGCTGAAAGCTCTTCTCGTACAGCGCCAAACTCTTGTTGAGTATACTCACGTAGCGCATTAGTAGCTTCTTCTTGACTAAGCTGTCCTGAACGTAACTCAGCAATGTTAATATCAGTACCTTCAAACATCTCTTGCATTGTTTGATTTGACTGTGCAAGTAAGTCACGCATCTCTTGACTAAGCTCTGTAGTCTGACCACGAGCTTCAACAATAGCTTCCATAAGACGCTGACGATCTTGTTCCGCTTGAGTAAAACCTGCTTCTTGACTAGTTCTTATGGCTTCACGTTCTGTTGCGGCTTGTTGTATATCTTCTCGTAAACCGCTTACGTTTTCAGCAAGACCATTAACAACTTCAGTAACACCGCCAAGGTTGTTAATAATTTGTTGTTGGTTTTCATCAAGATTTTCTATCTGACCACCTTGACGGACAAACTCACGTACTGCTTCACTTTGTTGTTCTGTAAGGACACCTAAAGAAGTTTGTATTCCTTCTATTTCTGTATTTTGATCTTCAAGAGATGCTAATATAGGTTCAATATTTGAACTAAGCATTCCTTCAAGAACTGCAGGATCAACGTCTCTACCGTCTCTACCGTCTACACCGTCAACGCCATCTCTACCGTCAACGCCGTCTCTACCGTCTACTCCGTCTACGCCATCTCGACCGTCAGCACCATCTACCCCATCTACCCCATCTATACCGTCAACGCCATCTATTCCGTCTCTGCCGTCTATACCATCAACGCCGTCACGACCGGGATCGCCTTGCGGCCCTTCAACAGGTTGAGGAAAGTATTCAGAAAACATCTCTTCAGTAATAGTAGATTCAGCCTCAAGACCTGTTTCCTCTGCTGTTGTGTCAGCAAAAATATCTTCTACCGGCTCCGGCAAAGTTGGTGGCTGTATATCTATAGGAAGATCTGGTTCAGGTTCTTCTTGTTCTTCTGGTTCAATTACTTCAACTTCAAAAGGATCTTCTTCAAGAGGCGTATCAGGCTCAAATAAATCTCCCGGATCACCTGTTAGCAAAGGATCTATTACACTAGAATCTTCTGTAGATTCTTCTTCGGCTTCTGCTAAAGGATCATCTGCTTGAACATCGTCGTCAAAATTAACAATAACAGTGCCAATTTCATTTAACACAGCCGCCGCTTCAAGAGCCGCTCCAGTTTGTCCAGAAGCCATTAAATCCAAAACAGTTTGAATACTACTTGAATACTCGCCTAACTGCCCTGCCGACGCCGCCTTCATTAAAGAAGATAAAGCAGCATCTCCTGTTTGACCTGTCATGTAAGCAAGAGCAAGCCTATTTGCTACATCCATTGCGGCTTCAAAATAAGCGCCAAAGGTGTCAGCGCCTTCATGTATTTCAGTAGCAGTTAACCCGTTAAATACATATATATCGTTTTCACTAAGCCTGAACTGTGTTTCTATACCTCGATCAGCAACAAGCTGGCGAAACTCTGGCAATGCCAGCATAGCCTCAAATGCTTCATTAGCCGCCGCTAGGTTTGCAGACTCTGCATCAATTCTTGCGCCACTGCCGCTTCGAGCATCTTCCTCTGCAAGATCGTAAAAGTCAGCAAGATCTTGGGTTGATCCAGTTAAATTTCTAAAGCCGTAATCATCCCACCAAGCAATTTCTGGATGCTCTTCTGCAAGATCTAAAAGATTATCTAAGTACCCTATGTAGTTATCAAAGCTACCAAAGGCTCTTTGAGCATAGTTGTCTTGTGCAAATCGACCAGCTAATTCTTCTGCCGTAAGCATGTCAACAGAAAGACCGTCTAGCGGCCCTCTGCTTTGTCCTGTGTTTAGATCATCATTTCGCGCTGTATACACGTAAGGGAATAAACGATCACCATACTGACTGTAAAGATTTTCAGTAGCTTCAGTGTTTGTAAGCGTAGGAGCAATAGGCGCTTGTTTTACAGGATCGCCTTTAACGTAACCTGTTGTATCTGTAGTAGAGTCTGTAAGCATCCCGGCAGAGGTAGAATCTGAAGGGGCAGAAGGCGTATTTGTAATTGTTCCACCATTAACTCTTACAAAGTCAATTGCGTCATAAACACTAGGAAACTCT